TTCATTTTTATTCAGATTCTGCTACATGTTGCCCAAACAAAGATGTTGCGATATCATGCTTCATATCTTCCATTCGCTGAAAAGCATTTGCTGAGAGCACTTCATCCATAACATCTTTAGCATCAGCCATTTGATCCGATGCAATCATATCAACAAACTGTCTAATCTGATCCATTTTAAAGTCCTTTTATCTAAGTTTTTTGTATTTATTCAACTGGCTGACACTCGCCAATCTATTCACTTCTGCATCTAGATCAGGAGTCAATGATCTATCATCAGCCCTCTGATCATCATCTGATACATTATCTTGTGTCTGCTGATCAGCGTCTGCTCCATTATCTTCCGGAGGAGGTGCTTCTTCCTCTTGAGGAGCCATCATCTGTTGCTGTGCGATCTGCATTGGTACATTTGCATCAGGATCTTCAGATATCTCCTTCTGCATTTCTTCGATTTCTTCATCAGTGAATCGTAGTACCTTACTCTTAATCCATTGTGCAGAGTAGTATCTTCCAACATATGGATCTACAAGATTAAGCGTATTGAGTCTTTCACGCAACAATTCAGCATCATGCATTTCTTTAAAAGAAGTATTTTTCTTAAAATTGTAGGAAATAGATTCTTTAAAATCTCTCCATTCTTCTCTTGTGCAAACACCTTTAAGTGCCAATTGAGTCTCTAATGCTTGATCAAACACAACGGAAAATTTATTGCGAAGTCTATCAACAAATTTATTAAATTTCAATTCATCCCGCGTGACTTCAGTAGTTCTACCTAAACCAACCATACCACCCTCTTGTGGCTCAAGTCTTGAATAAGGAACATTTAGAGATTGTAGAAGTTTCTTCTGAAAATACTGAACATCAGAAAGTTCTCCTAGATTTTGACCGGGAGGAAGTGTTGTAATCTCTGTGCCTTTACCACCTTCACGCCTAGGAAGCCAGAAATCCTCTAACATAGAAAGATGTTTTCTATCATCACGCAATTCGCCAGTAGAAGCATCATAAACCATCTTGTTGCGATACTTTACCATGATATCACGCAGATATTGTTCAGCTTTACCTTTAGGCAAATTACCGACATCAATGTAGAACACTCTTCGCTCAGGTGCTCTGGAAATGCGATATATAACAATCGCATCCTCAATCATGCGTAACTGATTTAGAGTCTTAATGGCTTTGTGTAGATATGAAACAACATATGCGTTTTTTGAATCCATCAAACCAGAATTCACATTTATAACAGAATCAGTAGTGATTCTCAATCCAGGTGACGATGCTGCTTGTAAAGATGAACCAGTTTGAGCAATAAAACCTTTATCATTATAGATAAAATATTCCGTAATAGATTTTAGTACACTTGCCCCAGTTTTAGGATCTTTATCCTGTTTTACTTCTCTAACTTTACGAATCTTTCTAGGATCAATAAATCGCAACTCTTGAATGCCTTGCTTTGGTTGCTTTTCATTAACAACGATGTGGTAGTACAATCTACCATCAATGTACCATCTCTTGAAGAGATCATCAGCCAGATTCTGAAAATTCAGAAGCTTCTGAATATATTTAAACTCTTCACTGATCTTCTTTTTAATAGTGTCTGGTTGTTTTAGTTTGGTTAGATTGATGTCAACAACTACACCATCTTCATCTTGCGCAATTGCCTCATTTACTATTTCGTCAATAGCCATATCACATTCTGGGTGCATCGCCATTTCACGATACTTCGTGATCAACTCCAGCTCATTCTTTACTGCGCCATCAAGATCAACATATGTGCCATAATACGCATTCTGCGTAATAGTTACAGCACCATCATTGTCTATAGAAGATGGTAATGCAAAAGATGATTGCCCTGGCTTCTCTTCCTGAGCAATCTCTTTCTTACCAAGTGTAAAACCAAAAAGTTTTATAGACACCTATCATTCTCCATAACAATAAAATACAATATTAAGAAACACCGTCTTGAACAGATTCCCACCACTGATAGGTAAGGGTCACTGTGAACTCTTCGATAGCATCATTGGAACCCCAATCAACATCGATGGGAGACAAATCTGTTGGGAACATTCCTATAAATTTGTATGCCTTCAGAGCATCACCCTTCTTACCAAACTGAGTTACTGTACCATCAACAGTGTAATTAGATAGTGCAGCGGGTGTACGAATATTTGATGCGTGGCTGTTGATTCCATTCATCCAACGCTCGAATGCATTACGGATCACAAAGTCTTCATCGTTGATAATGTTGATAGACCAGTCCGCAAAAGTTCTGTTTCCTGCGAAGTTGAGTTGACGCCCAAAGTAAAACTGTGGCACAGCACCAACAGTTGAACCGGGAAGCTGGGCAGACTTGCACATGAATGTAAGTTTTCTTTGAGCATCACCCGGAATCGCAAACGAAGGAAATGTTAGCGCCACCTCAAATAAATTTGGGCGGGCGCCATCTCCTGTCATTTGGGAACGGAATGCGTTTACATTAAAAGCCATTTAAATTCTCCTAGTTTTAATACATATTCTTATTTATATACTGAACTCTGGTATCCAATTAAAACTTGCCTACAACTTCAGAGAATTCAACACCAGTTCTTACAGCCACGAAATTCAACTGAATGAAGTTGATCGATCTAGCTGGTTTTATGTAGATGTCGCCAACAAATTCATTGCGATCAATGACTTCTCCAGTATTGTTGCTTTCATCACAAACAACCTTGTAGTCGTAGATACCCCGACGACCTTGAACATCTCTCAAGAATGGTTCAACTAGGCTAACAAATTGTGCTCTGGTGAATTCATCATTGAATTCAAATAGTGTGGAACGAGAAGCCCGGGAGATTGCCTTGCGAAGAACAATAAACAATCTACGGACATTTATCCTATCAAAAGCTGATGGTTTTGCCAGCATAGTTTTATCGCCATATAGTATTGTACCTTCTCCTGGGAAAGTTACTACAGGATTTATGCCAGACTTATATAGCGTATCTCTTTCAGTTTGTGTTGGATTCCAAGCTAGTTTCACGACATTTTTTACAACACCTCTGTTAAATCCAGCAGGAGAGAACCAAGGATCTCTCACATTATCTGTATATGCACAGAGACCTGCGATATCACCGTTCAATGGAATCCAACGATAGACATCATTATACTTATCATATTGATACTTCCAACCAGAGTCCATAACACCATAAGATGATGTTACACTTCCTCTATTTGCGACAATATCCGTCGCTTCTGTGCCATAATTGTTAACAACAGAAGATTGTGCAGGAGATCCAAACACAACACAGTCACCACGAACTTCTGCAATATTTTGTACTACATATGCGAAATCTGTATTGGCGCGGGCGCCAGTCATGATCAGAGAAACATCAACAGTTTCTGCATTTAGAAGTCTGTCATATCCTAATCGAATCTCACCACTTGTTGGTGAAGCATCATTGGCTCCAGCAAGAACTGTGGAAAATGATGTTGCGAATGAAGCAAATTCATTTCCAACACAAGTTGTTCCAGCATCGGTTAGATCATCATCGTGCCCAGCCCACCAGATGTACTTAGAAGTTTTGTTGATAATATCTGCGTAATAATTGCTGGTGCCATCTTCATTTTTTGCATCAGATGCTTTGGATACATGAGCAAACTTTTCAAGTATAGTATTTGCTGCACCTGAAATTGCTCCATCAGTATCATAAACAACAATGTGCATTTCATCATCAGAACCACCTCTATCTTCCACATATGTAGAAGTTCCTGGTGCTGTATCAAAGTTTGCGGCAAATGTCCAAGAAGTAGACCAAGTGTTTCCGTCAACCATTTTTACACCGATATGATTGCCAGTATCTCCTGGATACTTTGCAACATATGTATTAGTAACACCAGCAGTTGCTACAACATCGTTGTAGTGATCTTCGTTCTTGATTAGGTAACCATTACCATCAGATGATGCATTCTTACATGCACTATTTGCTACACGAATGACTCTCAAATCACTTGAATATGATAGAAAGTTTGCTGATGTAAAAAAATCTGTTGCTGTGTTTGCATCCGGTTTCCCGAAAGTGTCTAACAATCTTACTTCAGAGTCTATAATTCTAAT